TTCCTTTGCTTCTTTTTCTGTTAAACCGCTTCTCTTTGCCTCTATTGTTTGTTTTTCAAGCTCAGTTCCAGTAGGAGAAACTTCACCTTGTTTAGGTAATACTTGATTTATGTAATCATCTAAAATTCTGTTAATATTGTTTAAACTTTCTTGGGATGCTCCGTCTACAGTTTGATTTATTTCTGGTTGTAATCGATACTCAGGAATAGTAGGGTTAGCCCCTATAAGTGTTTGAACTGCTTCAACGTTTCTGTCATAAAAGTTTGTTTGTTCTTCACTAATTAAATTTTCTAATAAATTTTTGTCTATTAACTCAGGAGCATAACTACTTTCATTTTCTTTCCATAATTTTCCTTGTAACTGTGAGTTACTGAAAATTTTCTTTTGTATGTCAGCTAATTTAGATGAAATAGTGTTTTTATATCTTTCAAAAGAATTTGAACCTTCTAAAAGAGCTTTTCCTCCGCTTAATATTTTAGCGTTATGTCTAGCCTCATCTTCCTGTACGTCTTCAATAGCTTTGTTAAGTATCTTTACTTCTAAACTATTGGGGTTTTTTTCTAACTCTTCTTCTCTTTTAGCTCTTAACTCTCTAAGTTGTTTATCTATTAGAATGTCTACTTCGTCTATAACTTCTAAACTATTTGCTTGGTCTAGTGTTACTATCTCTTTATCTGGATCTGACATTAAAGATATAGTGTCATTAGTATAAATTTGATTTAAAGTTGAAGCTCTTTCATTAATGATCTTAGAGTTATTTTCTTCGTTCTTTAAATCAATAGCATCTGCTTTGTCCAACGCATCTTGATAAGCAGCTTGACCAGTTACAGAACCAAAAAGCTTTTGTCCTTTCTCTAAAGTTAAATTAGGTAAAGCATCTAGTATTGCTTCAGATTTATCTATGTTTCCTTTTTCTCTTTCAACTAAAGCAGCACTTATTAATCCTGATCTTAACAAATCAACACGTTTAGTTGGGTCTTGGTGAAAGCTATTATAAAGATCGTTGTCTCCTTCAGTAATAATATTCTGAAGAACTTGAGTCATTGATTTAGTTACGTTATTGGATTTTAAGTCTGCGTACTCAACATCTTTAATTTTACCTAACCTAAATTTTTCTTTTAGTTTTTTGTCTTCTCCAGCAAAGAAATCAATCTTCTTATCTGAATCCATTCCTCCAATGTCATCCACGCTATAAATGCTAGGCTTGTCTTCTCCTTCAAACGTTATATTTAAAAGAGTTCCTTGAGGAAAATAGTTAGACGCTACACTGTATCCTGGAATTAGTTTTCTACCAGAAGCCCCGACTGTCTGACTGAACCCTTCGTACCCAGGCACTCCTGCATCGGCCTTTCTTTGATCTTCTTTTGTTACCTCATCAATACTTTCCAACCCATAGAATGTAGATATCCACCCATCTAAAAGAGGTTTTCTAGCCCCCTTTGGTTGTGCTAACATTCCTTGCTGAACGGCTTCTGCTACTTTACTATCAAACGATTCAACACTATTTGCTTTAAGCCAATCTACTTGTCCTTTTTCAAAGTTTTTGTTTTCATTAAATCTTAGACCAGCAGACACTTGTCCCATAACTTCCCTATGCCTGTTAAGCATATGAACGTTGTCTCCAATGTATTCTAAAGCAATCTTATCTATTTTAGCTAGTCCATCAGTTATTATATCTTGAAGAAACCCCTTGTCTCCAATCTTATCTGGCCCTGCTCTTTTAATTTCAAAAGATAATTGCTGAATTTTATCTTTTATTTTTAAATCATAATACCTATCATACCTTTTTTCATTGAACGCTTTGTCAAAACCTATCTTATCAAACGGATTAAAGCCTTCGGGAAGATTACTTTCTACCTGATCTATTACCTGTTGATCTGTTAACCTAAGAGCTTTTTCCTCTCCTCTTTGGGCTTGAATATTACTGAACTGTCCTAGAACTGTACTGAACTGTGCAAGGTTCTTTGCTAGCATTTGCGCCCTGTTCTGTCTTGGTAAAGGAGCAACAAACACTTGGTTTCTTCCTGCACCTTGAACTGTTGGGCTTAAATTTAGTTGTCCTATATTTAATTCTGTTTGTGGTCTTGCCATAAAATTATTGGTCTTAAGGTTCTTTAGTGAATAGTCCTGCGTTTTTCATAACGCTGTAGTTACTGAGTCCTGTTTGTATTCCTCCAAGTGCTGACCCAAGGTAATCAGGCTGTTCTATTGGTTTGTTAATGCGAAGCATATTTCTACTAAATCCTATTCCTGCTTCCTTTAATTGAATCTGCCTGTTAACATCAGTCATCGCTGCCTGTTGTTGTTCTGAGAAACTGTATTGAGCTTCTTGTCTAGAGAGATCTCCTAGAAGAGCATCAACACTAAGTCCAGATACTCCAGATTCTCCTGCTGCTACTCTGGCTCTTGCTCTAGCTTCCATACCTCTTTTAGATGCCTCCTGTATCCTTTGCGCCCTTGCAACCATCTCTTGTTGCTGTTGGGTTCGCATTGCAGATACTTCTGCTAGGTATCTTTGTCTCTCCTGGACTGAAGCCGTTGCTTGTGCTTGCTCTTGCATTTGAGCTTGCTGTCTTTGGCCTATAATCGAGGTAGCCGTTTGAGCAGCCCCAATTGCTACTGCTGCTAAAGGTGTACACATAAATTATTATTTTTCTTCGTTATTGTTAATTAATATAAAATTGTAAAAAGGTTCTTTGTTGAACTCGACTTCTTCTAGGAACTCTGCTCCAACCCAACGAAGCCAACGCACTGCTGGCCTGTTGTATTTATAGACAAAGTTTCCTGCCATTCCTCCCACGAGTTTCAACAACTCATCAACCCAAGTCTTTGAGTACTTAACAAATTCTTTCTTGTATCTCTTAGATATCTCATCAGTCCCAAGCATCCATAGGTACGGGAACATATCCCCTTCACCAACACCAAACATTCCGATTGGTTTTCCTTTGTTGTTAAGGACTGTTAACGTAGCCAAGTCATACTTGAAGGCATCGTGAAGAGCTTCTATAGGTTTCCTTCCCATGCACATACATTCCATGTTGTCTCCTGCACGAAGTTTTGGTGCAAGGTAATCAGCGTGATCTGGGTGTGCTTCAACAATCTCAAGCGATGGGTACTTAACAATAGATTTATCAAACACGACTGCTTCTAGTGTGAATAAATGATTCAAACTCTGCTGATTGAAAGTTACCTGGCAATGCTGAATCGTTTACTATTTTAATTGTAGTGTCTTTTGCTGAAGACATAATGGGGAAACTAAATGAACCAGACTCGATGGGAAGTGTCCCAACAACAGTACTTCCAACAATATTGCTAGAGAATACATTGTTATATGTCTGTCGGGCCTTTGGCGTGACTTCTACTTTGAAGCTTGCAGTGTCATCAAAGAACAGAGTACCTCCTTTTAGGAAGTGTCTTTGGTATCCTGATGGACTCCTTTTTTGGTTGGCCCTTTGACGGAACAACTGCTCGCTGAAGGTGTAACTCATGGTATACTTAATGCCTACCCACACTGGGGTGTTGTTATGACTAGCGTCTACTGTAACAGTATTTCCACTAACTGTTGAAGGTATCAAAGCTCCTGCCTTAGTGCTACCAGACTCTCTTGTGTATACTTGTATTTCATCATCACTTTCTGGAGTGAATGAGAGAGTGATTTGTCCATTTGCAATAGTAGCTTGTTGCCTTAAATCAAGATAGGTATTAAAGGATGCGCCAGTGTCTACAATCTTTTCTTCCATAGGCATTACAAGTAACTCAGTCTTATTGCTCTTGGTTGCTATAATGTAAAGATCACTTTCAATAAATTCAAAGCCTACAACAGAGAAGGGGAAGGTAAACTTACTCCAACTTGCTAGTATCTTCTGTGCGCCCTCCCAGTAATACTTGTAGACATACATACTTTTATTATCAGACTCACTCACAACACAAATGCAGTTCTCTGAAGTAGATCCTGCCATGTCCATGATGTCTGCTGGAATGTACTGAGGTACGTGTGATGTTATCTCAACGGAGTCGTAAGTGTCTGTGTTTGCATTTATGTTGAACTCACGCACTCCTGAGAAACTTCCCCTAGTAAATGGAAAGTATATATAACTACCAAGCTCAAGGGGACGTGTACTTGTATCGGTTTCGTAGTTTGTAACAGGTGTTATTGAAACTGTTTTGGGAGTGAGTAGATCTCCTCCTCTAAGAACAAACTGACCACGCTCTCCAAATAATATAAGGTTCTCTTGAAATCCTACTGCTGACTTTAGCTTAGTAACTCTAGTACTGGCTACGTTGACATCGATTGGGTCTGAGTCCAGAAGGGTTCTTACAGTTGTCCTAAAGAAGTTAAAGTACTCTCCTGCTTCTGACAGGATAACACTGCCTTCTGAAAGAAAGCCTAGTCGGTTCTTGTAAAAGAATATGTCAGAGATCTTTCTGTCTCCGTTGTTTCCTGATGATACATTAAAGAAAGAAGGGAAGGGGTTTGTGTTGTCATCTCCTGCTTGCTTTGTTGTCCAGGTAGCTGCTGCTAAATCAAAATTATTTACTGATGTGTTAACAAGCTTATAAGGTAACTTTGTAGCATCCAAGGCTATGAACTCATCAAACCCAACGTCTTCAAAGTAACCTCCATCACCTATTGCTGACCCATCGTTTGTCTCAAACTTTACGTAGTAATCGTCCTCGTTGTCCTCAACAGATCCTCGTACCTTTATTCTAAAATTGTTTGGGGCCACCTTTGGTAAGTCAGAGATAGCATCAACCTCCTTGTAAGCTACTCCAAGTGCTGTTCCAGATTTACTGTCAGATACTTTTATTTTAAAAGGAGAAGAAGAGCTAGATGTTATCGTAAAGAAATTGTCTGGTCTTGTTTTTGTTTCAGTTCCTCCTCCTACGACTACTGAGGTTCCATCTTCAAATCTAATTGATTGTCTGTCATTAGTAATAGGGTTACCGCTTCCATCAACTGCATTTTCTATTTCATTTAAAGCAGAAACAGTAAAGATAGTGTTGTTAGTTCCCGAACCAGAAGAAGGTTCTCCATGTAAAACAAAATTAAGCTGACCTCTAAGCCTAGAAGCTATAAGACTAGTTCTAAGTCTGCCGTCTTTTGTTTTGCCTGACTGCATTTCACCAGAAACATAAGATGCCTTGTATATGTTTCCAAAGTCATCTGTCACTTCTACAGTATATTCAGTTTCGTAATCTGCCTGTTTAACAAAAACTATTGCTTTGTTGTCATTAATTATTGCTGCACTCTTGGTAGATGCCCTGTCTACATCAACTGTTGTGTTTAAGATAAAAGTCGTATCACCAACTGTAAGTGCTTTATAAGATTCTCTAGGCTTTAGATTGTTCGCTAGGTGAAGGTAATGTCCAACTGTAAAACTTACTGTTCCTGTTAGTGTAACTGAAGCAAAGTTCAAGATATCATACACCTGTGCAACATTGCTGTTAATAATAAGAACATAGCGTTCCTGCTTATCTCTGTTGATAAAATGTACAAAGGCATCATCTTCAATAGCAGAACTTACAAGCTGTGTTAGATACCTTGTATTGGGCCTCTTCTTCAATCCATCAGCTACCGAAGACAAAGCGTTTATCTGATCTTCACATTGTCCATCAAATCTAAGAGTGTCTGGTTGTTGACTAACACCCTGGACAAGGTTTGGAAGTGAAGTATTTATCAAAGCCATGTTATTAATATAAATCGTAGTTTCTATTGATACCTATTCTAGTGACGGCATCGAAGTTATCAAAAATTGTTCTGTCAGCATTGGAACTATCTGCTCTTTCCAGATTAGCCTTTGCTGCAAATTCATCTCTTATAATGAGAGCTTCAAGTTCTCTAGAGCCAACCAATCGTGACTGTAGGGATCTTGCAGCTTTTAGTGCTATGTATCTTCTTGCCTGTTCTGGTAAATCATCCCAGTCCAACAGAAACGTTATAGTCACCTTTATGTCCTTATCAAAAGTAGTTGTCTGGTTCTTTCTGTCAAATAGAGAAAGCCCTCGTTGCACTAGGTCAACATCCTCAGTGCCATCATGGTCTACCTGTAGTGTATTATTAGGTAGAGTGATTGAGTTATTTACTGGAGAAAGAACGTAGTCTTTAACAGTATTAAAATGCCAACCTTCACTCTGCACCTCTCTTGAAACTTCATCAAGGATTGATACAGCGTTAGCAGCCGACACTGGAAGCTCAGAAGTGTTACTTATGCTGTTGACTGGAGCTTCGCCTATGTATCCCAACATAGTGTTAACAGCCTCTAGCTGCGATGTAAGTGTTGCCATGTAAAATTAATGAGTTGTTTGTTTGTGTAAAAGAAAAGGGCAGGAGCCATTACGACTCCCACCCAATCCTTTGTGATTATATGTAGATTATTACTACTACAGTCTGTACTCGACAGCGCACTCTGGTCTAAGAATACCATGTCCAAGGGCGTATTTCGCCACGAACAAGGTTCCCTGGTGAGCTACTGAGTAGTCTTCCTCGGTCGCAAGATCGAGAAGCTTAACAGTACCAACCGCTGCTGGGTGTCCACCAATCAGACCTGTATCGGAAATGTCTCCGTTGTAGCCTGTTCCGTTTGCACCGAACACATCGTTAGCTGCGTTGTCATCATCCTGATCTTGGTTAGCTTCCGCTCCAAGAGTTACAAGATCCTGC